AAGTGATATTATTTTATTACACTTTCGCCAAATATTTTCTCAAACTTGTTTTATATTTTTGAAATGTTCCCCCTCGGGGGAACATTTTAGTTTTCCAAAAGAGCTTTCAAAAAAAAGTCATACAGAAATAAAATAATTCATACTTCGTATTGAGGAGCANAAGTGATATTATTTTATTACACTTTCGCCAAATATTTTCTCAAACTTGTTTTATATTTTTGAAATGTTCCCCCTCGGGGGAACATTTTAGTTTGCCTAAACACCTTCAAGCAAAAAATCAAACAGAAATAAAATAATTCATACTTCGTATAGCAGAAGCATCAAAGAATAAAAACTCCGTAATAATCAAATGACTGAATATCCATATTGGAATGCTTTCATTCTTTACCAGACTGATAGTGAAGTGACTTATAATGGAGGAACTTGGATTGCTCTGGCTAATCCTTCACAGAATATTGATAAACAGCCCGATACATCACCTACTTATTGGCTTCAAACTGCTGTTCCTCAAATTAGTCTTATAAGTGCTATAAACTCTGATACATATTATTATTATGTTGATTTCCTTGGAACATATCCTAATTACAAAACTCTACCGCCTTTTGACATTACTTATACCCCGACGACAAATGGAACTTTTGTTATAAATAGTTCTGCTTTGATTTCGTTAGATGAAAGCACAAACTCAATTTGGCGTCTAAAAGGAGTTATAAATGATACAACTTGCGGAGTTTGTAATGTATATGGTTTGAGCGGGGGTAATACACCTAATCCTGGAATGGCGTTTGTGGGTTCTTATGTTGCTACTGCGGGGCAAGAATATAACATCACTTTACAAGCATCGCAAGAAAACGCTTCGGGTGATGAAGCTCTTCAAAATGTCGCTTGGAGTGTAGCATTTTATCCTTTTTAAGTTAATTGATAAATAATCTGTAATATCAAAGAATAAAAACTCCGTAATAATCAAATGTCTGAATCTCCATATTGGAATGCTTTCATTCTTTACCAGACTGATAGTCAAGTGACTTATAATGGAGGAACTTGGATTGCTCTGACTAATCCTTCACAGAATATTGATAAACAGCCCGATACATCACCTACTTATTGGCTTGAAACTGCTGTTGGAAGTGGACTTAATAGCGTGACGGTCAGTGGAGGATTAGCCCCTAATTTTGGTCCAAATATTCAATTTGGGTCTTCTGATGGGACAATTGCGGTGACTAACACGACTCCCAATCAAGTGAATATGAACGTCAATTCATCGAGTTTTATTAATGGTGTATCGGCTGGAAATGGGATAGATGTGACTACTTCACTAAATCCAAATATATCGACTGTCGTATCTAATTTGACTACAACTGGAAGTGGTCTTGCTTTAACTTTAAATACTGGTTCTACACCTTCTACAATTGAAAATACGGGTGTGACTTCTAATGTAGCGGGAACGGGTATTGGAGTTTCAAGTGGAACGGGAGCAGTGACTATTTCAAACACGGGTGTGATTACAGTTGGGACTGGAACGGGTATTGGTAATACTGGAAGTTCATCTAATCCAGTTATTACAAATACGGGTGTGACTTCTAATGTAGCGGGAACGGGTATTGGAGTTTCAAGTGGAACGGGAGCAGTGACTATTTCTAATAATGGCGTGACTTCTAATGTAGCGGGAACGGGTATTGGAGTTTCAAGTGGAACGGGAGCAGTGACTATTTCAAACACGGGTGTGATTTCAGTTGGGACTGGAACGGGTATTGGTAATACTGGAACTTCATCTGACCCAGTTATTACAAATACGGGTGTGACTTCTGCGGTGGCTGGAACGGCTATTGGAGTTTCAAGTGGAACGGGAGCAGTGACTATTTCTAATAATGGCGTGACTTCTGCGGTGGCTGGAACGGGAATAAGTGTTTCAAGCGGAACGGGAGCAGTGACTATTTCAAATACGGGTGTTAATTCTGTAAATGATGGAAGTTCTGGTGGTGTTAATTCTGGTATTACTCTTGGAGGAACTTCTACTGCTCCAACCATCGCTACAAACTTATCTGCTGGAACTGGAATTACAATCGCAAATGGAACTGGAACAGCTCGTTCTATAACCAATTCAAGTCCCGCATCATCAATCGCTATTACCAGTGGAACAAATATTTCTGTGACTGGAACTAATCCTACATACAGCATAGCAACATCACTCGCTCCGACTTTTAATTCAGTGACTATCGGTGGAACTTCAAATCCTACTAATTTTATAAAACCTTATCAAATCCAAGATGCGAGTTCATCAGTAGGTTCATCTGCGTATCTTTTAAGTTCACAAGGAACTGGTTCGGGAATAAGTTGGATTGTTCCTCCTCAATCCGCAGTTTATAAAGTAGCATCATCTACAANTCTAACTACGTCTCCANNTGCTTATCTAACCAGTGCTGCTACACTTCTTTCAAAAGGAATAACAATTACGGCTTCATTATACTTTTCTGTTTCTACTNTTACNATATCGCAAATCGTAATTACTGCTACTTTACTGGGAGGTAGTAGTGGAGCAACTACTTTGATGACGCAACAATTAAGTCTTCCACTCAACTCATCTGTGACTTACGCTTCTATGCCTATTTCTTGGCTTGATNCAACTNCGGGAACAAATACTTATAAAATCAATTTGAGTCATACGGGAGGAGTAGCACAACCTCAAATCCTTNTTAATTCAAATATGGTAGTAGCAAACGCACAATAAATATATTGTTAAAATAATGGATTCTAATGCTTCTTTAATCAGTGGAGTAGGAGTAGGTTCAACTTCTACACTGATTTTGTATTTTGTTTACAGAGTTTTTATGGTTTTTAACGGGCATAGAGTTATTTCAAATTGTTGTGGACGGCGGGGGGAGTTGGGCTTCGTCGTTCGTGATATGCCTCCCCCAACTCCGCAAGAAGAAATGAAAAATCCTCCATTACGGGTTCTAAACGAGAAGGGTGAGCCAAAAGAAAATCTTTCCGTAATTGTTCCAGTAAAGCCAGAGCATCTTTCGGTGATAGAAACAGCATAATAGAATTATAAGCATCTTTTCCAGCACATTGTGGAGGTAAAGAACGAGACCGCACTACATTATCTAACCATCTTTCAATCCAGAATATTTCTGCTTGACTACACGATTGTTCGGTCAAATCGCGTCCTACTTTTGTAGAGATTTTAGGTTTTAAAGCCTTAAACTTCTCCAAAAAAGTTTCTTCGGTTTCATTCTTTTTAGGTTTCCAATCTTTATTGAAAGGAGAAGAATAGTTCATTATCTTTTGTGTATTATAATAAGATGTCGCTTGAAGAAGTGAAGGATTACCCGTTAAGTGATGCGGATATTCGCACTATTTTAGGACGAGATATTAGTATTCTTACATATCCCGACCTCGCTCAAATGAACTCTATTGATGAATGTTTTGATGATAAAGGACGCTGTATTCTATTGTTTTTAACATCAAGTCCTACGGAAGGACATTGGTGTTGTTTATTAAACAAACCAGACGGCATTCATTTTTTTGACCCGTATGGTGATACACCCGAAAAGCAATTAAAAGATATTCCAAAGTCTCGTTTAGAAGAATTAAATGAAGCCCAACCTTATTTGACTGAATTATTAAAGGCTTCCAGACGTCCAGTTTTTTACAACACTCACGATTTTCAAAAAGATAGTAGTAAAATCTCAACTTGCGGTCGTCATTGTGTAGTTCGGTGTCTTTACGCACCTTATTCATTAAAGAAGTATAAGAGCATCATAGATGGAAGTGGTATGTGTGCTGATGATTTCGTGAGCGGTTTAACATACGATAAATTGCGGAAGTAAAATCTTTCACATACACAAAGATGTATTCGTCGAGTTTTCAGTCGATAGGGCAGAACCCGAGCGGACCCGATTACCTCTACTATAACGCGGACATTATTAGCAACAATACTGATAATGTGGGGACGCAGTCTGGTCTTGCTCTTCGTGACCCTCAAATCGTATTCAACGAGACTCGTGATAGTGCTTTGATTCGTGATGCTTCGCAATACTATTTCAGTATCGTGCGATTTACGATGAATGGTCCAAATAAGGATTTGCCTTTATTCATTCCCTCAATCCAAGAAGGCACGGGTCAAACTAATGAGAACTTGACTGTTTATTCTATGTCGGTAGGTTTCGAGCAGAGTTTTATTACGGGAAGTCCTCCTACACAAACAACTACAACAGTCGTGGCTGTTCCACAAACTCGTTTTATTGAGTATGTCCCCGATACGCAGAACAAGACTCTTGCTCCTACTCCTACTTCTTTGGCTGTATTAGGTTTCGCGGGTCAGTATTCTAATTCAGTTGCTTACCAAGTAGGAGCGTATGTGACTACGAGCCCACAAGACCCCATTAAACAAAATTATCCAGATGGTCCGTTTTACTCTCTTCTTCCGCAGAACCAATGGTCGCCCACCTCCGCCTACGTTGCGGGAAGTGCGGTTCAATACCAGAACTCCTTTTTTTATACTCCTACGTCTATTCCCGCTTCTCTAACCTCGAACCCGAACCCGACTGGATAGGTTCAACTTGGATTGCTGGAACACCCGTATCCCCGTCCCCATTCGCCTTCTCCAACCCCGCAAACTCCCCTTATTGGACGTTAGTGACTTCTGATGAAGGAAACGCCCAAGACGTTTCAACTCGTTATTATTGGGTGTATACTTTCCAGCACTGGGTAGATTTATGGAATCTTACAATGTTTAATCCCGCTGCCTTAACGGCTTCCGCATCATCATCAACTCGCCCAACTTCTATTTGTGCTTACCAAGACACTTATTATGCTTTTTACGATGCGTGGGTTCTCAACCCCGCCCCCGCAGTGACTTTTCCTTATCCTACTTTCCAAGATTTTGTGAACTCAGTCTATCCTCCTCAAATGGTTTTTAATAAGGGCGAGTTTACCTTTACTATTTTTGCTGATACGAATGGTTTTGGTCCTCAACAAATTGTTCCCTACGCCCTCGGCTCTACGCCCTCCGCCCAACGTCCTTTTGCTCGTCTCTTTTTTAACACGAATATGTTTGGTCTTTTTAACAACTACGACAATACTTTCTTTAATACGCCTACCGCTGCGGGACAAGTATCCACGAACCCTCTACTCTATCAAGGCTACGCAATCCCCGATGGTTATGTGAATGAAATCTTATTCCCGAACAAGTTTTATCAGAACCTTGTAGATTTCCGCAATTCACCTTATTCAGTAGGAACGCCCCCGAGTGGATATGTGACGGGTCAAGCACTCGGTTCAAAAGTGTTTGTGAAAGCAGAACAAGACTTTGCGAGTGTGGATAGTTTATGGTCTCCTATTTCCTCTATTGTATTCACGAGTGGTCTACTCCCCGTGAAGTCAGAGGCAACGGGAGAGCCAGTGGTCTATGGTAAGGACAATGTGGGTATAAGCACTGCGACGGCGAAGTCTGCCTTCCAACCTATCGTGACGGACATCGCCCTCAATCTGGGACAAACGGGTGGTGCTGCGAACTATCGTCAATTCATCTATTTCACCCCCTCCGCCGAGTTTCGTCTTTCTGATTTCGCAACTTCTAAACAAGATATTCGCAACATTGATATTCGTGTATGGTGGAAGAACCGATTGGATAATCAACTATATCCTCTACAAATGTATAATTTGTCGTCTGTATCCATCAAAGTGATGTTTAAGCACAAAGACGCCCCCGAAGGAAAAGCACCTACTCCTCAATAATTTCGCCCAAAAACTTTCTTCTTCTATAAGACATAAAAGATGAGTGCGGACATTGAGAAACTCGCCGTATTCGACAGCCGTATCGTCCAATCTCGTCCCAAGTATGCGGTGGAGAAGGGTGCTCTCTCACTGACGAACGCTCCTTTTAACGCTATTGCTGCGACTTCCTCCCAGCACACCTACAACATTTACGTGCCTTCCGAGAACGTTTATGTCGACCGAGCGGTAGAGTGGTCCTCGACGGTGTTTATGAACTTTGTGGCTTCATCTGCTTCTCTACCTACGGCGGGACAGCCACTCGTCCAGTATGGTAAGGACTGGTCGCTGTGTGCCTTTCCTTTGAACTCGCTGTGCTCTACGATGACGGCAACTATTAACGACACTACAAGCGTGATTAACTCGCAAGATGTTTTGAAGGAGGTTCTGCGTCTTACGGATTACCGCAAGAATCGTCTTCAACGCACTTGCCCTACGATGATGGATAGATACGTGTCTTACAACGACGCCAGTGGTGCTATTAACAACCCTCTGGCTGGTTATGAGAATGCGGTAGATTACGATAATGTGCCTAATGGTGCGTGGTATAACGTGGTCTACACGGACAACACTGGTTCTCCTCTTGTGGGTGGAACTCTGGCTGCCCCCGTAAATCCCGCTTTTACTGGTGCTCTGTATTGTGCTGCGAACGGCGTTCCCACCGCCCCTC